AACATTAGCTGGAATGACAATGCTGGAAATACGTTTGGTTTAATCGGTTGCGAGGCAGATGCAAACGCTGGAACGAATGATTACCCAGGCCGCCTAGTGTTCTCCACCTGTAACGATGGGTCGAGTAGTCCGACAGAAAAAATGAGGATTACGCAAGGTGGAGAAGTTTATATCAATAGTAGTTCAAGAGTCAAAGGTAACGCAGGGATACTGCAAGCATTAAGCTCTGGCACTACAACACTCCAACTGCGTAATCAAGCCGCCGGTGGCTGGATGATTGAATCTTACGCTACAAATAATGCAGGTACGTATTACTTTCAAAATTTCTATCGAGATGACAATAATGTTGGCGTAGGAGCAATCACGTCAAATGGAAGTACGACCAATTATTCACAATCATCTGACTACCGATTAAAAGAAAATATCGTTCCTATAGCTAATTCAGTTGCCCGTATCAAGCAACTAAAACCAAGTCAATATAACTTTATCGTAGATCCTGATCGCACTGTTGACGGCTTTATCGCCCACGAAGCTCAAGCCGTTGTTCCTGAATGTGTTACTGGCGAAAAGGATGCCGTCGATGACAAGGGCAATCCCATCTACCAAGGCATCGACCAAAGCAAGCTGGTGCCCCTGTTGACGGCTGCGTTGCAGGAAGCCATCGCCAAGATCGAAACCCTTGAAGCGGCCAATGCGGCCCTCGACGCCCGTCTTACCGCCCTGGAGGCACAATCATGAGCACGCTCAACGTAACCAACCTGGCCGGCCCATCTAATACCGGCACTGCTGCAACGCTGTCCAGCATCAATGGCGGCCCCATCTCGGGCACCAGAAACCGCATCATCAACGGCGACATGCGGATTGATCAGAGGAATGCTGGGGCGGCGGTTGCTTTTAGCGGTGGCGCTAACGGCTACTGCCTTGATCGCTGGTTTTATTTCGTTGGCAATGGCGGCGCTGCAACTGTTCAAAGGTCCTCTGTCGCCCCTCCTGGATTCACCAATAGCCTTCTCTACACAGTTACCACTGCGGATGCTTCTGTCGCTGCAGGCGATTACGCCACTCTTGAGCAGAGAGTTGAAGGGGTCAATGTAGCCGATTTTGCTTTTGGCACCGCTGCTGCTGGCACGGTCACGTTGTCGTTTTGGGTCCGCTCAAGTGTTATTGGCACCTATTGCGCCACCTTGCGTGGCAGTGCAAACAACCGTGTTTATGTTGCCGAGTATTCAATCGGTGCGGCCAACACATGGGAGCGAAAAACGCTGACCATTCCTGGCGATACAAGCGGCGTGTGGTACACAGATTCTGGTGTAGGCGTTCACGTCAACTTCTGTTTGATGGTTGGCTCGAATTGGCAGCAAGCAGCGGGGTCTTGGGGCTCTACTACTTATGGCTTTGGGACATCCAATCAAACAAATCTGATGGCTACCAACGGCGCCACCTTCTATCTAACCGGCGTCCAGCTTGAGGCCGGCAGTATTGCAACACCGTTTGAGCGCAGGAGCTACGGGCATGAACTGGCGTTGTGTCAGAGGTACTTTCAAGATTCAGTGGCTCACTCCACTACAGGCGGAGCTGTAGCAGCAGGAGTAGCAACAACTGGAGAGCTATCCGCAGGAATAACTTTTAAGCAGTCAATGAGAGTTGCTCCATCAATTACATTGTTTGACCAAGCAGGCACAGCTGGCAAAGTCTCACGACTTAATGCTGGTGTGTCGTGGAACAGTGGGTCAAGCGGGTCTGCCACTGACATCAATACTTGGGGATTTTGGCTATCATCAGGCTCTGGCGCCAGTGGTGGCGGAGTTTTTGCCCGATTCAAAGGCGACGCGGAGCTTTAATCATGTACCAAATTGTTCCTGACAACTGGATGGGTTCAGCAGCTTGCGTCAAGCGGCTCTCCGACAAAGCCTTCATCCCCTTCGACCCCGCCAACACCGACTACCAGGCGTACCTCGCGTGGCTGGAGGACGGTAACGAGCCGCTGCCGGCGGATGAGGTGAGTGATGGCGGTCAAGGCTAAACAGGGCACCGCCAAGGTTGAGCACGTCTCGCGTGCTCGTTTTAAGAAGACGAGCATTGGCAACTCCGTCAGGAGCAAGGCTCGGCCTGGCAGGAAACAGAGTCGCGGCCAGGGCCGCTAGCAACGGCCCGCAGGCTCGATACGCTGCTCATAGGTTTTGCTGCTGCCGTGGTTGAGGTTGCTGCTGCCGTCTTAGGTGCGGCCATTACAGTCGGCGCCATGGGCGTAGGGGCCATGGGCTCCCGCGGCCGAGAAGGCCGGGACGCTGTAATCCGTCTGGCGGCCAGCGTGGACAACGTGGCCACACGGCTTGAGCAGCTGCATGTGGACATCAAGGCCGACCGCAGAGAAACGTTCAGCAGGCTTAATTCGATAGAGCAAAGAGTTGCTCGTCTTGAGGTGCCCAACCAGCACGTTTGACAGACCGTTACAACCCCGTAGCGTTGGGCGGTCAGATCCCTGCGTTATGGATCAATTCGCTCAGTACGTCGCCTTGGTGGTAGCGCTGCACGGATTGGCGCTTGTGATCGTCAATCTGACGCCCACCCCCAAGGACGACGAGGCCCTCGGTTCAGCCCGGCGCGTGGTGGTGAAGCTGTACCGAGTGGTCGAGATCCTCGCAGGGATCGTCGGGCCCTTGGCCAAGAGGTAGGCGTGGAGCCTTTCATCGTCAGCCAGGAGCTGGAGTTCCGCCAGGAGGCCATCAAGCGGACGCTGCAGGAGCTGTATGACGACGATGACCTAGACGGGCTGATGGATGCAGCGCTGCTGCTGAACACGCTCTGGCATCAACAGACAGCCATTGCCCGCTGGTTTGCCAAGGAGGCAGCAGAGAACCTGGGTGAGGCCTGGCAGGCGTCACGCAGCCACGTCTGAGGCCTCGGCTTCAGTTGCCTGCAGGGACTCCAGCCAGCTGTCGAGCGCAGCCCTGCTGGCGGTGCTGAGGGAGAGCTTGAGGAACTTGCGGAGCTCTTTCGGACAACGCACGAACACACTGGCCTGCTTTCCATAGGCGATGTAAAAACGTCCGTTCCAGTCCCTGCCGGTTTCAACGGACATGGCGCCAGGTAGGCGGAGGGTGTCGCGTTTCATCAGCTAAACGTCCAGCCCCAGCCACCGCCGTCGATGTCCCAACGGGGCAGCAGGTTTTTCCAGCTGTACTGCTCGTTCTTGCCGGTGCCTGTGCCCGTCTTGGCCCAGCCGCCATTGACCAGATCAATGGAGCCGTAGGGGTCATGCACCAGGGCGTGGGTCTCGGTGTACCCGCGCAGCACGATGTAGTGCCCGCCGCCCTTGGGGGCCGACACGGGGCCGTGGTGCAGCACGCCAATGGCCACCGGATAGCCCTTGTCGATCTCCCGGATCAGGTCCTGCTTGTGCAGGTTGGTCCTGAATCGGTGGCGCACACCCAGTTCGGTCAGTGCCTGCTGGTGGGCAACAGCTGAGGTGGTGTCGCCGTGCTTTTTGACGAACGGCAGGTACTTGAGGTCGTCATCCAGGCGCTGGCCGGTGGCTGGGATGCGAGCCCCCAGGTAGCGGAGGCACATGGCGATGCTGCTGGTCTGGCATTGCCGCCAGCCTTCAGGGCCGTTGTCCAGCTGGCTCATGTATTCCACGGGCAGCGGGTTACCCACCGTGAAGACAGGCTTCTGCCGATAGGTCTCGATCCAGTCGGCGTCGTCCTCCAGGAGCTCGGGGCACTTGGAGGCCAGCGTCAGGTAGAGGAGCTCTACGCCGCGCTTCTGCGTGGGTTCGCCTTGGTAGTAGGCGAAGAAGTTGGCAAAGCCTTGAGTGGTGAGCTTCATTACGCCCCCGTATCACTTACAAGGTAGGGGGCTCCCACAACACTGGCCTCTCCTTCTGCTCGTCGTATTCACCGCGGCGAAGGATGCGAGCGCAGCGGGCCATCTGCAGTGCGGTTTCAGCGTTGCTGCCGTTGTCCTCGTAGGCAATGACAACCGCAGTCCAGAACTGTTTTTCGTCCTTGCAGCCTTCCAGGATTTGCGCAGCTTTCTTCGGGCCGATCTTGGGGCAGCCGGGGTAGCCGTCAGTGGTGTCGCCCGTCAGCACCTGGGTGAAGAAAGCCATGTCGGCCTGCTGCTGGCTGATGGTCTCCAGCTCGTCGCCGGTGAGGTGCATCCCAGCAATGGTCTTGAGATCCTTGTCCCGGCTGACGATGATGTCGCGGCCGCTGGCCATGATCCCAACCACGTCATCGCCCTCAATGCCAGGAAAGGAATGGGATACCCAGGTCTTGCGGGCCCAGTCCTTCAAAGCGGCAAACCCAGCAGGGCGGCGTTGCTTGCGGCGGTTGGCCTTGTACTGGGGGTAGACGGCGTAGCGGAAGTTGCTGATGTCCCCAAAGGCAAGGATCACCGGCGTCTGCGGAATGATGTCTTCAATGCGAGCAATCTCCTGGTCAAAGGCGTCCTTGGCCTGAGACAGGTCAACCTCATAGGTCCACTTATCGGGGGCCCATTCGGTCTCGTATTCGGCTCCTGCTATGCAGCGGAACAAGAAGGTTTCCGCGTCGACGATGATTCGCATGGGGCGTACCAGGGGTAGAGGGGGTGAAAGGAAGGGCTCGTGCCAGCGATGACGTGCTCTGGCGGTTGAGCGGTGTAATAGCGGTGGCTGCAGGTCAGGCAGTGCCTGCGGCGGATTCGGAAGCCGCGCCTGGCGGTCTTGGTAAGAACAACGGTGACGTTGTGGCTGCCGCACTTAGGGCAGGGCAGGTCAGCTCTCATCGACCTTGCGCTGCGGGTCTTCCACCTCAAGCAACAGACGATCGGCGATCTCGTTGATGGCCAGGTGGCAGATGCGTGCTTGCCCTGGGTCTGGCGCCCAGGTGCGGATGATCGAGCTGATCTCATGCACAACGGCTTTCATCCGCCGGCGATCGTCAATGCTGTACTCACCCAGGCTCCAGTAGAGGTCGGTCAGGTTGTTGAGCAGGGTCATTTGATTGGTGTAACGGTTGCGTCGGGCCAGCGGTTTTTGCAGTACCGGACTGCCTTTGCCCTGGTGGCGGCGGGGATTGTCACGCGCATGGGCTGCGTGCCAGGGCGTTTGACTTCAAGCCGGAATGGCTTTGTCTTTTCGTGCTCATGCGGGCGGCTGACCCCAGCTCCGAGGATTGGCTCAGGACCTTCTTGAGGCAGGCGGCCGGGGACCATCCAACTCATTACTCCTTCTCCGCTTCAAGGATGTGCTGGCAGGCGCGGATGTAGCCGTCCCAGTAGGTGACCAAGTGCTTGGCATCGTGCTTGTAGGCGTCGTTGTAGTGGGCGTAGGCAAACTCCAGCAGCCGCTTGATCACGCCAAGCGAGAGGTCAAGCTGCCGATCGTTTGGGTCCGGCGTCGTTGAGTCGAATGTTTCGGAGGTCGTAGACATTGGTGTTCCGTTGGGTAGAGCCCTGATCCCAAAGGACCGTGGCGGAGTTGGTGTTGACGTAGGAGACGTGGCCCTTTCTCCATCCGTCCGCTGTGTAGAAGTGGACTGCCTGGCCCTTGCCTAGCTGCTTCCAGCTGATTAGCTCAGTACCTGGTCTTCCCATTTCTGTTCCAGCGCTTGTGTTTCCTCGTCGAAGACGAAAGAGCCTGCATAGCCACATCGGCCGAGCATCCTGTTTTTGAGGCAGTAGGAGTGGGTCAGCTGCGTGCCGCGTTTGCGGCCCAGGGCCCAGATGGTGTCTGCCAGTTGAACCACGGAATGTGAACCCCTGATGTCATGCAGCTCAGGGACACCTCCGTCCTCCATGTTCTTCACCTGGCTGCTGCCGCGGTTTAGGTGGCTGATGGCGAACACCGTGCATTTGGTGGCCGCAATGAAGGAACGAATCTTGGTAATCAGCGCATCCAGCTGCCGAACGTCCTGTGCCAGGCCGGAGCCAATGATGGTCAGGTGATCGAGGTAGATGTGCTGGCATCCCAGCGAGCGAACCATGTAGTTCATTCGCTGCAAGATCACGTTCTCGTCGAGCGAGCCGAAGTGATCGAACAGCTCAAGCATCCCGGAGCCGGTGACGAACTTGTCGGCCTGCGCAATGTGCTGCAGCTGCTGATCCGTCAGGCCTGCGTAGGACTGCCGGGCGTGCAGCTGGAGGCCTGCTGCCATGCCGACGAAGCGAAAGATCGCCTCCTCCGCTGTTTCCTCAAGGCCAATCCAGCCGACCTTGATTCCGTTCTCCATGTCGTGGAGCGCCAGCGCCCGGGCAAAGGTGGTCTTGCCAATGCCTGAGCCAGCGATCAGCACGATCAACTGGTTGTCGTAGAACGGTGTCTTCTGGTTCCACCAGGTGAACGCACAGTTGAGTGCTGTGCGCTGCGCCGGCTTGAGGACGATGCCTTCGTAGGCTGATGCTGGCTTGATGCCATCAGGCCGCAGCTGCTTTGCGGCGTAGATGGATTCCTTGACGGCCTGCCCGCCGAGCTCCTGTAGGCAATCGTTGGCGTCCTTGCAGGGGAACACCACGCGACGCACCTGCCCAGCCTCAAACAGCTCCACCAGGGCGCTGGCCGCGGCCTCGCCTGGCTCGTCGTTATCGGTGGCGATGTAGACGATCTTGAACTGGTTGAACTGGTCGAGGTGCTTGCGCACCCAGGCAGCAGCTGACTGCGCACCGTTGGGAACAGAGATGCCAACGACCTTGCCGTTGCTGGCGGCGTAAATCGAAGGCGCGTCAAACTCCCCCTCGCAAATGGCAATCGCGTCGTGATGGCTGGGGTTAGCCAGGTGATGGCCGAAGCCGACCACGTTTTTGGCGTCACCCTTCCAGCTGATGCGCTTGTCATCCGAGCGGAACTTCTGGGCAATGACCTTGCCCGCAGCATCCCGGTACTGAAAGACCACGCCATCTGCCGTGCGCATGATCCCGTACTGCTCCAGCACCCGCTTGGACAGCCCCCTGTAGGACTGATCCGTCCACGCCTCAATGGTGAGCGTGGTCATTGGCGGAATAGGGTCCGATCGGGTGGGTCGGACTTCTTCCGTGGTTTTGGTGTAGGTGTTGCAGACGAAGCAGTAGGTGTGGTCGGTGTAGATCGCAAGGCCGTCACTGCTGCCGCAAGAGCAAGCCCCATGGCCAATAAACCGAGATTCATTCCTCGACTCCTTGCTGAAGCGGGAGATCAAGGATGAAGCCACGGGACTTTCCAGCATTAACGGCGAGGACTTCATGGGTGTGATAGTCGGCACCGCAACCCCGGCATCGACGGTGCCGCAGGACATACTCCGGCTTGTTGTAGGTGTACGAAACGGTGGAATCGACCGATCCGCAGTGAGGGCATTTGATCATTGCCAAATGACGGTGAAGTTGATGTGTGCGTCTTTAAGTGAGCTTTTGCGCCACTTCATTGCGACCGTCCCGATCACCTTCACGTTGTCGTCTGCCCAGATCAGGCCATTGCCTGCATCGAGTAGAGCGCCAAGCCTGTTGTCGAGGTCGCCACGGGCTGGCCCGTAGAAGGTGACAACCAAGCAGTTGATGTGATCGAGGGGAGGCAGGGTCCAGTGCTCTCCCATCAAGGCCCTGGCTTTTTTGATCCAGTCCTTGTAAGCCGCTTCCATGTAGGGCCTGGCCTGGCCCATGTATGTGCGCGGGCGAGCCTTGGACTTAGGCGCCAGCGGCAGGTGCATGTCAATCGACTGCATTGAACACGCAGCTGTCGTCCACGAAGCCACCGGGCACGGATTCAAAGACGCACTCCGATTTCTTCTCCTCGCTGACGTACTCCACAAGGTCGACCACCTGGGCCTGCTTGGGCTGAAACGTCAGGCCGGCACCTGTGCCGCGGCTGGGCCAGGCGTAGATGTCAAAGCCGATGATCACCTTGGACCCGTTGCCCACTAGGCGCTTGGCGTCCCATGGATTGCGGGCGGCATCAAAAACAGAGGGGCCCTCGCTGACGGTGCCGTCTTTGCGGGTCCACATCGGCAGCTTGAAGCTGACCACGGTGCGTGAACGCGGTGAGTCTGGATCAGGCTTGGCGGGGAACCAGTTATTGGACTTTTTGGTTTCGCCGTGGAACTCCTTGTACATGAGCTCCATCTCCTCGATCCACGCCATGTGGGTCTTGTTGTCGTTATCGAGGACCAGCTCAACGCTCCAAGTGGGCGGCTTGCTGGGGTCGAACTTGTTTTCCCGGGCTTCGCCTAGGAGCTTGAACCAGCGGCACTCCGCCAGAGGGGTAACGAGCAGCTTGGGCATCTGGTCGTGGTCATGGGGCCCACAGAAATTACCTCGTATTCCACGGGGGTGTAGAGGTCGTACGGGAGTCTCATGAGTACAGGTATGGATTTGTACCCAGCAGCCCTGGCTGCAGGGTCCCGATATAAGGCGGATCTGAGAGTGAGACCCCAGTATTCATTTGGATTTCCTCCCGAGCGACCTGCAGCCAGTTGGTTCTGTGCATGTCCCGGAAGGCGCTGTGCAACATCGTATGAAGGACCGTCGCGTCGTTCGTATGAGTCGCAAAGCAGTCGTGGTTTGTCAGCAATGGCATGCCAAGCTCCCCGGCCCTGTAGATGACCTGCTGGCACAGCGCAGCATCAAAAGCATGGACGAAGTTGGCCCCGATA